GGGTGAAGCGATTGATCCCAATTGGCATAATCAAAATCCTCCCATTTTGAATTGATCTTGGAGAGCTCAGTATAAATTCCCTTCCACGAGGTAAGGGGGTCGATACCCACACAAGATACAATCCCAGGTTGGGCGGCTTTCTGATGCTGGGAAGCTATGAAAGCACCGAAGTACTTCCTGATTAGCAAATTGTAATCCATTGGCAAGCATATAAAGACACGGGTCTTTCCGTCTTTTATCTTTTGCAGCGATCTTTTTTCATCTTTCAGGCAAGTATAGCCGAAGCTATCCTCCAGACGACGGCCTTCAAGGGCCTCTCTTTCTCGAAATTCAATCCGATCGCGAAGCTGTTGCTTCATGGAATACATTTTTCGCCCATCCGCGGCAAGATACTCATCAAACCATTCGAATTTACCCTTCAAATCTGGTCGTTTTCTTTCTTTTACGAAAGGAAAGCCAGGTGAAGTGTGCATGTCGATGGCCTTATAGACTCCTTGACATCCGTTAATCATTTCAACTTCATCTAAAAGTTGATTTGGTATGTTATTTACACGGTAGGCGATTTTTAAATACTGGGCCAACTCTTCCGTTGTTTCGCTCAAGACCTGCTGATCTACTGCTCCTATGTGGGAGTCATATCCTTTCATATTATAACGAAGGATATCGTCGCAGTCTGGGTTTTTCAATCGGGGATCGTTTTTCCTCATTACGGAGGGGCCCATTGTTGAAGTTTCGTCATTGTAGACGAGAGACTTAACTAGTTTAGTGGTGCCTGGCAAAGCCAGGGCTTTGTTCGAGTCAACAAGTTGACCCATATAAATTAGAGATTCATTATGGATGTGAGATGGTGGGTCGAATTCAGTGTCGACGCCAAGTGAAGCAAACACTCCACAGCAATCAACGCAGATCGGTTCACCGCAACCAACTCGCTCCAATGCAATATTCAGATCATCTTGGTTCAAGGGTTCAAAGAATGTTCCAGATCTTTCTCCAACCGAGGATTGTATTCCCAGGAGTTTATACGACATCTGCCGATTACAGGCTACTAAAACGGAGCCTGAATGTCCACGCTGTCCAGTGAAATTCACTAGCCAGGACTTCGACATAACAAATGAGCGATCTTTTCCCTGTTCGTCTGGGAAATTATACGCACCCATTATTTGTCCATAGGTCGCATACATTCCGTTGGAACACGTTTCCACGGTCGTACCAAATGCATTTGGTGAGGTTCTTACAATTTTGCAATTAGTCGTTTCGGGGAATTCATAATCCGCCGGAAGAAAGTGGTGTACAATATCCCGCGCAGCGGGCATGGCGGCCGAACATTTATAGACAGCAACGTCTTGGTTCGGCAACACGCACTTCTTTCCTTGATCATAAATTTCCTCGACCTTCTTAATTGCACCATTAATGGGAACATGTACAGTGAAATGAGGTTTCTTATGAATTTCATTAAATGCTTGAATCATGAAGGTGAAGAAATGATTATTAGTTAATATACAAGTGTTCTTAAGACGAAGGGCAACTTGGGCATATGTCTTGTCGCCGATCGAATATGAAATTTTTACAATGTGAGCACGAGATGATAATGAATCGATGATGGAATCAGCTGACGGATCATCTCTTGCGTCGTACATTCCGGATGAAGGAAAAGCTCTCGCTGATGTGAACCTTTTTGGGGCTCTGCGAGGTTTACCGGAATCATAACGCACTCCTGATGGTTCTGCATTATAACAATCCTCATCTGATGACTGAAAGAATCGGTAGAGGGAAATCCCTGCTGCCGCTATTCCAACAAGTCCGAGACTCCCAAGCATAAAGGCTTTACTACCTCCACACTTCTCAATTAGAGCTGAAATACACCGTCCGATACGCGTATCGGCTAGCTTTTCCAACTTTTCACTAAGTTGCGTGTGGTAGCGTGCCCAGAGCTGGGGTCGGACTCGCGGGATAAACGACAATTGAACAACGAAATCCTTATCGTTCTCACAGTCACCATGAAGTTTCATGTACTGTAGCAGATCTTTCTTGATATCCTCAGGTACCATATCAAAATATGGACCCTTGGTTATCTCTCCAGCGTCTAGAGAAAGCCATCGCCGTTCCATTGCATATACAAAACAAGAGTAAGAGTCTTTTAAATCTCTAAACTCATCAGAAGCAGTGTACCAAACATACTTTCGGGCAGCATCGTAAGCGGCCTCAAACGGTTTGGAGATATAACCTCCAGTTGGTTGAGACTTTTCAGGACCAAAAATCCGACTACGAAGCTCTGCCAAATCGTCTTTTGTGAGTGTTCGAGATTTCAAAATCTCTTTCTCTTTTCGATAATGAGCAACGAAATGTTTTGTTGCATCCTCAATGAGATTCAAAGCACCATAAATTGATCGTTGTTTGACCAATTTCCAAGTTCCAGTTGCAGAATTAGTTTCGACTGGTTGGTAAATGTCGAAACGAACTTGGCGACCCCCCATGAGAGGTTCAGGTGCTGCTGCAGCATCAGATTCCATTCGAATTTGATAGTCAATTCGCCGTGTTAAAGCATCTTGACTATGAATGCTGTTTGAGGATGGTTCTTCAATATTTGATGAGCAGACGAGCATTTTCGACTCAAATAAAATTCCTTTTGAGCTCAAGTCTGCCTGAACTGTTCCATAGGGGCAATTGCTTACCCATCCAATGAATTGAAGTGCGGAAGATGTTCCTTCCAAAGCGCCGTCTCGATCTTGGAAAATGTCATCGACGACGAGACAATATTGGTTTTTTGTACGATGTTAAGTACTTATCACCAAAATTGACAGCCAACATGCGCTGAGATTTGTCGGCAGGCACTTCAAATTCATTTTGCTCATAGAGCAAATCTAACATTCCACTTGCGAAAAGCGGAGTGAAGACGGATTTGCCGCGACCAGGCTTTCCTTGGAACATGAACACATAAGGTCGCATTCGTGAGAAATTCTCAGTGTAATTCTTAAAGGCAGGTCCAGTGATTTTCTGAACCGCAGCTAACATTTTTGCAGCGGTATCACGGGCTATTGCCGTCTCTCTCTCAATAGAGGGTGATTGCGCGAGGGTCGCATTTATACTGACAAGGACGCGTTCCACGTAGCTTGCTTTCTTTCGCCATTCAGATGTCGTCATGACGAGAGAAAGGTTGCGGGTGTCAGTGATAAAAGCATACATTTCGAAGAATTTTTCTTTAACCCAACCTTCTGCTGGGACGTCTTCCAATTCGACGTTTTTCACTAAACGGACGAGTTCAGCATCTTGACCACTCATCACGTTATCTTCGATCAATGTATAAACCCAAGAACAAAAATCTCTCATGATTGAGATATAAGCATAAGCTCCTGCCTTGAATTTACTGAGATTCGAACAACCGGTAATTAAACGATCCCAACCATCTAATTTAAAACGCGAGTTTGTTGGTTGGGAACCAACAAGGTATGCAGCTACTGTTGCTGCTGCTCCTGCAAGAATCGTAGCAAGCAGAGCCGGCGTCCTCAATCCATGGGAAATGACTAGTTGTTCTAGCTTTGAAGTGCTAGAACTAGTTGAGATTTCTTCGCCCATGGTTGGGGCCGCTGTCTCTATGCCAGCTGACTCTAACTGGTGTTGTGGCAAGTCCGACCAAGCGTCGATCTTGCTAAGAGCAGTTTTTGCAAATTTAGTTACAAATTCTGTACAATAATGCATCAGATCTTTTGCAGCGTTAAAAATTGAAATGCCAAGATTATTTAAAAGCCATAAAAATGCAGTAAAGAATCCACTTGGCGTGGGATTGGTGAGAATTGGCATAAACATTAACAGCCATCTTTCGACAACTGTATTATCTCCACCATAAAACAACTCCCTAAATCCCTTTTGGAAATGGGAAGCTGCGGTGGCAATGCGTTTTGAGATTCCAGTTACACCTAGAGTTGGATAACATTTTTCATCCCTAGCCTTAGCTCTCTCAATTTTATAGAGAGCTCTTCGCTCAATATGCTTGAGCTGTCTTTCAGCTTTGCGGGCTTTCTTTTGTTCTGATATCTTAGTCATTTTATTGACTTGTCGAACTAAACGATCGCAAGCTCGTCTTTGAGACATGGGGCCTAGGGTTGGAAATGCTTGCTCAAACTTATGGCCGAGCAGATAGTAAATAAAAAAATTTTCAACTTCTTGTCTGCTATAAAAGTTATCAAATACGCGGTATTCTTCCTCGTATAAGCTAACCATTCGACCAAAGGTGGCGGTATCCACTCTCAGGAATTTGGCATAGAAAAATGCAAGAAAATGCTTAAATTCCATCAAATCATATTTACAAGCTCCTTGGCATGAGAGATGATCCAAGTGCTTCATGCAATGATATTCACAATGATACATTGACAACCAAGGGAGATATGAATGGCGCATTAACACCTTTTCACTTTCATAGAAAAGAAAAGGTATATCAACTTGCCATGCTCCATAAAGGTTTGGCAATGCATGATGAAAGAATGCATAGGCTAAATGCTCAAGTGTGAACTCTCGTGCACCTCTTCCCCAAACTTCATGTTTGAATTCATAAGAGGTGTAAAAGTTCTCCATCAGATCATCAAATCGATGAGTCCAGTGAGAATTCCAAGTTGGTAATTCTATATCACGGTACTCAAATGCATAAGGAGATTCTGGATTCTTCTCCGCAATATAATCTAATAAAAGATCATATGCGTAGTCCGGGGTATTCTCAATCGGTTGGTAAATTTCCTCAAAATCATCACGCACCATATTATCTATCTCAGGCAACTGGGCTGCTTGAAACAGATTTCGCTGGTACGTGTCCAGGGTTACTTCCGGGCGAAACAGACACATAACGTCATTGAACCAGGTTTTATCCATGTATTCTCTGACGCAAGCAAACAGGCTTTTAGGCTTGTTTGTCTGTTCCTGTGCTTCCGAATAAGACAGGTCCGAGGGATCCACCCTTATTGGAATATTCCAAAAGGGCAGAAAACCCCCTTCAGGATCATCGAAACGAGCCTTCAGGGAGGGAGTTGCAAGGGGGGTTTGGTTTTGAAATGAAAAATCCATGGCGGTACGTTGGGTATCTTGCAGTGCAACAAAGGGACAGGGTAGCCTCATCTACGTCAAGGGGTTGGAGCCCATACGCTTGGCTATCGCGCATGAGTAGGAATCATCCATAGCGACCACCCTATAGGTGGCACGGGTTCTCAAGCCCATGGCCGCCTAGGCGAAGGGACTACCGTAGTAGTATTCATCCTAGGAACATCCTTCTCAACCCAAAATCGAGCACGCACACGGCCTCCGCGAGGGAGTCACCGCTTCCGAGGGGCCAAATCCGATCAGACTCATATCATTACGAATGCTCAGTGCGCTACTGCAGCGTAAGTTCTTGTGAATATGAAGGGCTTTAACGTCGTATCAAACTTTTCGTGGGGCTGCCACTACTAAGCTTAACACTTCTCTTACGAGATGACCTATTCACCCAAACATGATAATGAAACACAAAGGGACAACACAAACGATTAATCCATTCCGATCTTTCCATTACAACGTATACGAGTGTCTATAAATTCTTTCACTTCCTTCAACGGTATAATCTGCGCCAGGTGGACGCAAATAAGCAAAGCGAAAATCATCGCCTCCTGCTACAAACCGATACACACTAATTTCTGACAAATTTCTAGGCTTATCAGAAAATGCGTAAGAAACGATCGAGCCGTTCAAACACACTCGCAAAGCTTCTCGTTGAAATTTTGGACCATACTTGGTCAAAAGACATTGATAAACAGAATAATAAGGAACTTCAAATTCAAAAGAATTATCTTGAGATAAATTCGTTAATGTAAAAGCGTATCCTTGAGGATAATACTTGATTTTAGACAAGTCCTTCACAAAAGTGGGATAATGCGCTAC